GTGATCGCGGCGACGGCCGCGCCCGCTTTCAGGGCCTTCAGGGATCCAGAGAGCTTCTGTGTGCCCGCGCTGCCGGCCTCCGCCCGGTCTTTGGGCTTCGTGCAGGCGTCGGACAGCTTGTCGGTGCCCTTTCCAGCCTTCGTCGCATTTGCGCCAAGGCTATCACACTTCTTGATCAGGTTGTTAATTTTCGCATCGATCTTCTCCATCTTGACGGAGATCACGACCTGTAATTCCTCAACGGTCAATGACTTTCACCGCCCCTCATTTTTGCGTTTTTCACGGCACTGTAAGCCGTCATACGGACTTTCATCACACGCCAATCCGTCTGCTGCTCCTGCGGTGGCTGGAACAAGCCGGGAAAAGCTTCATGCAGGGGCGGGTAATGCTTCGGATCATGTGCAGCAAATGCGATCAGATTGCCGAGCTTCCAAAGCATCGTAGCCTGCGACTTCGTCTGCTCCTGCTGGTGTTTGAGCCGGGTGGCTATGACCTGCTCAACCTCGCCGATGCTCATCTCCCAAAAATCATTTGGGGCAAGCCCTGCATCCAGCGCTTGCGGATACAGGGTTTCTATCAGTTCCGTTACAGTTCGGTAGGTTATTCCGTCTCCTGCTTCTTTTCCATCTCTTGCAGATCCTCCTGCGAAAAAAAACCGCTGACCTTCATGACCTCCAAGAGCAGATCGGCCTTCTCGCTGATCGTGCAGCCATTGTCCTCCATCTCGTCGATGAGATCATAGACCTTCGGCAGGGTCATCGTCCTGTGATATTTCTGGAGGGCCGCCCAGAGGATGACCGCGAAGGTTTCCGCCCGTGTGATGTTCTCTGGAGCCTCCAATAGCGAGAAGCCGAGGCGCTTCTCCGCTTCGATTTTGGATGCGGTGGTGAGTTTGAGTTTATATTCCCGGTCGTCAACAGCCAGGATGTAGAATGCCGCCATGTTTCATGACCTCCTTATTCGGTTTCAATTTCCGTTATCTCGCTTGTCGGCGTGATATTCGCCGTGAACTGCAACGCTTCACCGATGCCCTTGCCGGGCACAGATAGCGTCACTTTACCCTGCCACGCAAAGCCGGATTTGTCCGGGAACTCCAGCTGGAAATACTGTGTAGCGCCGGAATCCTGTGCGGTCTTCAGGATGGCGTAATTCGAACTCGCCCCCATGCCGGAATACAAAAAGTTGAACGCCATATCTCCGGGATCCTTCAGGCCGGGAATATAAGTGCGGGACGTATTTTTCATGGTCGTGGTCTCGATCTTATCTGGCGCACCCATGAGGTCGGGGAAGTCCTGTAGATCGGGTACTTCCGTCAGAGATGAAGATTGTGCGCCCATTTTTAAAATTGTGCCGATGGTAGAAAGTCCATCCATAAAATCAACTCCTTATCTGATGTAATTTCAATTCTCAGGCCCATGCAGGACCTGACTTTTGTTTTATTTGATGTAAAATTGTTTTGTCACATTGTCATACGCACCGCTGTACAGCAGAACGGAACGGTATGCAGGGATTTCTCCCGGCAGTATCTCCTCCAGGTGGTTTAAAGTGCTGCGGGGTAAGCCAAGGGTAGCGAGCGCCGCATCGATCGCCCGATCAAACTCATTGCGCCGCTCTGGCGTGGAAGTCCAGGTCTGCACCTGCACAGCCACATTGGAGATACGGTCAACGCCGGAGGAGGTCGACGTGCGCACAGAGTTATCCGCCTGCTTGATGCTGCCCAGACCGTCGCCCAACGCGCGAAAATCCTGCGGGAAGCCCACGGACCATTTCATTCCGGTCAGGGTGGTGGTCAAGATATCGTATACGGTTTGTTCCATGTCAATCATTTCATTGCCTCCCGGATGCCTTTGCGGAGTTCAATCTCCAGATGTTTTACGATGCGGTCGCGATTATCGATCAGTGATGGATACAGGTATGGCTGCGCAAACTGGCCTTTCCAGTCCTCACGATAACCCAAACTAAGAGGCGCCTTCGGTGGGGACGGAGACGCAGCGCCCATCCGCCCTGTGCCGAATTCGACATACGGGGCGTATTCCACAATCGTACCGACCGTGCCGACGTATTCGCCCGAGGGCTGCCACGCAAAGCTCGTCTGGATGCTCTCGCGCAAATAACCAGTGTCAACCGGGCAGAGCAGCTTTGCGGCCGTCTGCACGGTCTTCGTGGCCTTCTCCACGCCTTTTTCCGTCGCCTGCTCCAGCTCACCGCCCAGCGATTGCAATTTCCTACGCAGGCTGTCTAGACCCTTAATTTCCACGCTCATATATCCACCGCCTTTAGCAGATATCGGGTGTAAGCGTCGAACGGCTGCACGCCGGTAACGCGGTAAAACTGCCCATTGTATCTGATAAAATGCCCTTCCTCGACCGGCGGCGGGAATGATGCCGTCATCACCGCGTCCCGGTTGATTCTGAGGCCCCATTCCTGCGCTTTCAGGTCGTCTGTCACAAGCATAAAGTTGACCTGGTATCTTCCAGAGGGTGCATCGGCCGGCTGGGATGTGGGCGTTCCGAGTGATCCAGACGCGGAAACAGGCAAGAAGTGTTCGATGGTTTTGTCCTGGAACACCCTTGCCTGCATGTCTTTGAACTTATCGGGGATTATCATACTACCACAGCTTTCTGTAGGCGCACAGCGCCTGCATTTCGCTTTCTGTTAAACCAGAAGAGGGGACGCTTTCCGCCGCGTAGGCCTGGAAGCTCACGGATTGGCCGTTGTCGGACAGGCTAGAAACGCGCTGCGCGGCCTCTGCGGTGCCGACACCTTGCCGGCGGAACCGGTCGGCAGCAATTTCCACAACGATGGTGGGCATGCCGCCGATCAATTCCTGTTGCCGGGTAAACCGAAGCGCCTTTTCCTCGGCAGACCGCAGGAAAAAGCAAAGCTCCTCCCTTCCAGCGTTTTCGAATCCAATCAGGGTATATAAATCCTCCAGCATGCGCTCATGCAGTTCGTCCATTACCCCACCAGCCTTGTAGTCATGCTCGAGTTGAGCGTCTTCACGCCGTACAAAACATCGAAGCTGACTGTATCCTTCTTATGGGTGGAATCGTAATCAAATACAACGCGAACTGCAAAGCCGTCCGCAGATGCAATGGAGGCTTTGGATGCTCCCATCGGAAGCTCCAGCTGCCGCGTAACCAATGCCAGGCCGTTGCGATGGAAAGCCAGAGAATGCGTCGTATGAATGAGGTAGATATCCTCCGCCTCTGCTACAGCCTTGTGGATTGGCTGGTCGATAGCAATACTTTCAACCACCCCGGAGGCTGCTGTCTTATCCTCCGCAAAGCGATAAAGATATCCATCCAGGATAAATCCATCACCTTTTTTGATAGTGCCTGTCGCCGCAGTGACGCCGGACAGCGCAACTGTCTCCGCTCCGGCTGTGCAGGTGATCTTTGCAGCTGTCGCCGTACCGGATTTCTCGGCAAGCGTATCCGGCGCATTCTGACTCATGTAGGTGTCGAGGCCGTAAATCTGCCCGAGCTCTGCATTGCGCAGCGCGTCTCCAGTTCCCGCATACGCAACTTTCGTAAGGTTATCCGTGGTCAGGTAGCGGTATTTGTGCGTCGGATGAAGTACCAGACGCCGATTTGCAACAGGCACCGCCGCAAGATCGAACCCTTTGGCGATATTAGCGAGATCCTTCAGATCAGTTGCGTCCGCAGTTCCTGCCACGGTACGGCCTGCGCTTCGGATTCCCTCGGCGATGATATCACTGTCGACCGCCTGAGAGATCGCCTGCATGGCGGGCGTTACAATCTGGGCGGAAAAATCCTTGATATCAAGCGTAAGCTCCTTGGAGGTGACAGGGACGGTTACGTCGCGGAAATGGTCGAGCGTAACAGTCGTGCTGCCTTCAGTGGCGCTCTGTTCGGACGTTTCGCCAACAAAGTTCTTAGCAATGAACTTTGCGGGCTTGCGAATGGTAATGGTATCTCCCACGCGATTAAACTCCTTAGAGTAATCCCGATGGACGAGACCGGCCATTACTGTATTGTTCTCAAGGACCATTAGCGCTTCGTTTGCAATGATGTCAGGGGTCAAAAATGTGTTGGGCATAAATCATACTCCTTTACTGATGTTTCTCACGCCATTTTTTGTAACCGGCGTAATCCTTGGGCGGTTCTCCCTCCTCCGGCGGCTCGTTTCCGCCGCCTGGATCTCCGCCCCCTATAATGCCGGTTTTGACGGACTCGAAAAGATACGGCTCACTCTTTTTCAAAGCTTCGAGATCCAGCCCGTCAATCGTGCCGTCGTCCTTCAGCTTCAGCTTGCCGTAGTCCAAAAAGGCCTTGACTGCCTTTGTGCTACGGCCCTTCGCGTCGATGATAGCAACATCCAGCGCATTGTCCAGTCGTAGCTTCGCGGTGTCGGCGTCGTACTTCTGCTGGAGGGCGGCAAGATCACCTTTGAGCTTTTCAACGTCAACACCGTCGAATTTCTTGACGGCGTCCTGCAGCTGCTTGATGGTGTTGTTTGCCGCCGTCACTTTTTGCGTTTCAGCGGCGGTGAGGGCTTTCTGCGCCTCAATGTCTTTGCCGTTTTCCGCCATGATTTTATCAATGGCCTCTTTTTCTATCCCAAAGGATTCCAAAAATTTTCTTTCCATGCATGCCTCCTGCGGCTACGCTTTTTACGGGGTCGCATCCCGCACCGCTCCGCCGTTTACGCCCGCGGTCAGCGGATTTTTGTATAACAAAAGGACGGCGCAAAAGCTGCGTCGCCCCTGTTAGCGAGATTCATAATTTTAAGTGTTTTGGAGATTAACAGATGCATAGCAGCACCGGCCATTTTGCCAAGCGCCGCACTCCTGTTTCAAACAATCCTCCAATTCAAAAATATACTGATCTATTTGGCTCCCCCCTTCGGGAGACTGTGAACCCTCATCGTACTTCTGCGCCCAGCACTGATAATGCGTCTCGGATTTTCGGTTATATGGGCATTTCATAAGATCACCTCAAAAACGGCATAAAGAAAGAGAGGCCTGCACCCGCAAGTCTCTCTTCGCTTATTGCTCGATGATGAATTGATGAAGTTCCCGGATCGTCAGATCAAGCGGCTCGATGCCCTTTTCACGGCAGTAGGCGAGGATCTTCCGGTAATCGTAGTGTGTTTTTGAATCAAAGAACGGCGAAAGGTATCCGCCAGCCTTCTCTGCAGCTTCATCTAAAGCTTTCATCGCTTCCATTTCCTGCTCAGACATTTTGGTCACTCCTCATCAAAAGTATAAATTCGAAGCAGCCTCGCGGCGGCTTCCTCGTCGATAATCATACGGTAAGGGTGCGCGATCCCCAAGAATTGAGCGCCTAGCGCTTCCTCGTAATGTCGGACTAAATCCGCGTTCTTTGCATCCAAAAAGACAAACCCGCCATAGCCCTTCTCCATAGATTTTTGCGCGGCGATCGCAAACAGATGACCGCCTACGCCCTCATAGCGCTTGGACTTTCCTCGATTCCACGGGGCGCTCTCCGCAATATGCGCATAAACAGCTTTATCGCGTTCCTCATATTGCAATGCAATCATGCCCTGGATTTCTTCGCTCCCGGCTACCGTCAGTTTGTAGATGTCGTCAGCTGCGAGATCTGGGTCAGTCCAGTTAAATAACCAACCGTCTTTTGATTTCGCACTTTTTAAATCGCTGGAAATTGCCTTTGAAAATGTAGTTTTGACAACGTTTCCCGTTGAAGTATCAACCAGACACGGGGTAAGCGCGTCAATTGCAATGTCCATCTTCATTGCATCACGTCCTGCTTGTATTATACCACTATTCTTCGGTTTTGTATAGTTTCCGGTCTTCCATTCCTCCCAGGAGAGATCCGCCGGGACGATTTTTGCTGCACCCGTCTTTGGGTCTCTTGCACGCCTTCTTAAGCCCTCTAGGCCAAGCTCATCGAAATATGCGACAGTCGTGCAGCGGTCATTCGGGTGCATCGGTGGATAATTGACCCCTTCTTTTGCTTCCTCTACCGAGAATACTTTTCCGTCCAGCCTGCCGCAGACAACGCATGTACGGCTGTCTAGCGTAGCGAGAAAGGCATACTTTTCGATTTCTGTCTCCTCGTAGGAATGGAGCTCTGCCGCGTTATACGCCCGACTGGCCTCCGTGCGGACAAGCCTCGTCGCCGCATACTTCCCGGTCTGCATCACATCTTCAATCTGCTTCGCCATGCGCGGGACGCTTGCCCCGGAGATGATGCCAGACGTGATAACCTGCTCGGCCTCTTGGGCCAACAATTGCGTATTACGCCATACCCGCCGGCTATAGTGGGCCCCGCTCCAAGCTTCGCCCAGAACGGTCTTAATCGCCTGCTGCGGCAGCTGTGTGACGGCAAAAGCAAATCCCGTGCCCACCCGCG